AACCAACCATTAGGATCTAACCAGAAGTGACTCATTGTGCCACCATAACCTTCCTCAATGTCTTTGGTTTGACATTCAGTTTCCGTGAAGTGATTGCCAAGATTATATGAGGATCGGAAGTAATCAAACATGCCCATTATGTTACACCATTAGCAGAGTCAATATCGTTATCCAACTTACCCTGTGCTTCAAGCTCAGCAATATACTTGTTCTTCCAATACATTGCCTCTACATTATCAGCAACCGTATCCGTTTTCTTCTCCAATCGTGCCCATTCTTCTTCTGCTTTCTTCCAATCCTCAAACTTAGCCTTCAAATCCTCATCCATAGTCAGCTCATACTCAGCACAAACTTTGCGCTGTTCTTCTTCGTTGGTGTGATCATTGAAGACCAATGACATAGCACCGCTACGGATAGATTGTGGGCACATACCAACACACAGCATGAACTTCTCAAACAATTTGAAGTATTGTGTGGCATTGAGATCAGCAGCAGGTGCTGTGATCACATAATGCTCTTCAGGGATAAAGTCATCATCAACAGTAGAACCAAACCCACTGTTATAGGTGGGAGTCCAGGTAGCATCAAACTTGAATGTCAGTTCAGCGTTGTAAGTCATTTGGGCTTGAGCGTTTGTCTCAATGCCATTATAGCACGGTTTCGGTCCCGTTGCTCGTTTCTGCGTTCGGCAGTGGACAGTACCTTAACTGTCTTCCCCCTGATCTTGGCAATCTTCTTCATCACCTTCTTGACTGTTGGTTTGACAACCTTCAATAGAATGTCAGCAAGAGGTTTAGCAAGCAGTGCTGATGCTGTTGCTACCACAGCAATACTTGCGGTTGTCATCACGACACCAGCACTGGGAGCACCAGCAATAATTTGTTCTGGCAGTGGTACCTTCTCTGTTATCTGAACGCACTCCTTCCCTATAAGTTTGTATTCAGTAACCTTCTTCCTGAAACCTTCGATGTATGTTCCTACAGGTTCCTTTGCCTGCTGTGCTGGTGTAGGACAATCGATCTTAGCAGTGACAGGATTTGCTGTTGGTGGTAGTTCTACCTGTCCTGGTGGTTCTGGTTCTTTCTTCTGTCTGGTATCAACACCAGCAGGATAAGTGGGAACTATCTGCTCAGGTTCATAATTAATAGGATTAAAATTAGGAAGACCAGAATCGCAGTACGTAACCAATCCTCTGTCGTCATCACTTCCGACAGTTTTGGATTTGTTGTTCGCTTCGTGTGCCTCAACACAGCCAGGCACGTCAACGATAGGCACACCAATATTTACCACAACTGGTGGTGCTGCAGGGATTGCGGGTGAAGTAGTATTAAGAGTATTGGGTATTTCAATCTCCCCAATATCAATATTGGGAGAAGTAATAATAGGGATATCCATTAGCAATCATTAAATACTTGACCAACCTCAGACCCAATAGCAGATCCAGCTTTTTGTCCTAGAAGCAGTGCCCAACCACCTGCCAACCAACCCACGTATGGAATACCAGACAGTGCAGGGACTGCTACGCCAGCAGCAATAGCACTACCTGCCATCGCACCTTGTGACCGTGCTCCAGCGTCCGCCACTATGCACTCGATGTCTTTTGCAGACTTTCCCTCTTCTGTAGTCGCACCTCCTAGGTTTCTGTTACCTTCTCTGGTGTATTCATCACGACGAAGCTCACGACGCATCTCAACTTGCTCCCCAAACAATCCTTGCTTGCTTTTATTCAACTGCAAAGATCTATTTGATTCTAATACTTTAGGATCATCTGCACGATACTCAATCTCATATCCATCCTTACCTGCTTTGATTCGGTAGGATGAATATGGACCACGGGGGATATTAATAGTTGGTATTTGCTGGACCCTCTCTTGTGGTCTGAGCACATATCCTAGAAGTCCAATGTGAGCAATGCCAACCAAAGATAACAATGCCAATCCAGCGATCTTAATTGGCGATCTTTTAGTTGTTGGTGTTTCCGTTGGCGTTTCGGTCTTTTTCATTGTTAGAGGGGGAGAGCGGGTCCTGTCGTCTTAGGAAGGGACGCACCACCTTGGGGAATAGCACCGCCTGTTACCTCAGGCATCTTGGGCATAGCAGCATCCAGCATACCAGGGAGAGCAGCAGTGACTGCTTCCGTTGCTGCTTTAGCAGCAGCACTCTTTGCTTGGTCGATCAGGGCATCCTTATTAAGAAGGACGTAACCAGCACCACCGATGAGGGTAACACTGGTGAGACCTGATAGCAGGGCGACAACGTTAATTAGTTTTTGCATCTTTCTTTGGTTCGATAGCGGAAACAACTTCGGGTTCTTTCTTAGCTACTGCTTTGCCGTTTCCGTTACCACCTGATTTAGCAGGAGACAGTCCGAACGCAGCTAACGAGCCAGAAAACACCGAGGCGATAAAGGTAGGATCAAAATCAAGAATCTTTTGACCGTTTGGAAGTCTAACGTAGGAAAATGTGAGGAGAGAAGCAGACCAAATAAGTACGACGACTTTCACCAAATTACCAAGAACTTCACTTTTATCTTCATCGTGGTCTTCCTTCTCTACAGCGGGTTTTGTATCCGACATAATAGAGAGGTAAGGCTCAGTTATTTAGCAGTCATCACACTGTTCTTTATGCCACTTCTTACGAACCTTCTTCAGTTCTTTCAGTTCCATTTTGATGTTTTGATATGCGGTCTCAGCATCAAGTTTCTTTGCCATTTCCATAGCACAGATCATACTGACCCTGGTACCAAATAGTTGGACCGCCTTATCATAACAATCCATCTCATCGTACATAATTAAACCTCAGCAGTTTTCTTCTTGCCGATGTTGTACTTAGACTCAAGAATCCACTCGCCTTTCTCACGGAAGGCAATGACTTTAATCTGATTGAGAGGAGCGATGTCTTCAATTTGACTCTCAGTCACAATACTAATCAGACCCCAGTCGGACAGGAGTTTAGTAATTCTGTTGCGACGTTGCACATCATTTGTTGTTAGGTTGGTGTGCTTACCATCCAGAGCAAACAACTCTTTGAAGTGAACGATATAATACTTTCCTTTCTTGTGTAGAATATGACAAGACTGAAACAATTTCTTTTCTTTGCGTGACGCTACACCAATTCTAGTAAGAGTCTCACGCACTTTTAGAAAATCATCTGGTTGGTGGAGGGTAACCTCTACCATCATTTCAGGATCCCAAGCGATCTCGGTGGCTTGATCCATCATCCTTTGCCTCCTGTATTCATTTTTGATCTAATCAATTCAATCTGATCTTTAGTCAGAATTCGTAACGCATCCCGTGCTTTTTCATCTGAATACTTGAAGTAATCTTTGATGAGGTCAAAGTCTTCTACCTTGTCCTTCTTCTGCCAGGGAGAGAAACGGCGTTTCTTTCTCAAACTATTTAGATAAAACGAATATTGAAGATCATTATCAAGACCGTGCAAGCGATTCATCTCGTTAGCATACATAATCGCATCAACGTGACTAGACAAACAACGGTTGACAATGTATGCAGGATAGTTCTTACCAAATCCCTCACCATTCTCACCCTCCAGAAGATTATCCTTAGAGAAGTTGATGGTGTTTAGGTAATCTTTCAGAGGGTACTGGTCGCGCTTGCTCATAATATATCCTCAAGTTGGGTGTCGTCAGTTGGATGTGATTGGAAAACAATACTATACCGTCGAGGGTACCCATCACGTACAGGGGGACGTGCAAGGTGAGGAATAGTAGAATCAAACTTAATCATTCTACCTGCTCTAGGGAGAACTGACTTTATGATGTCGTCAGTTTCAGTCTCAATAAAGATTGTCTCACCACCCATATCAACAGACCACTCAAGATTTACATATAACAAATATGTAATTCCCTTTGGACTAAACGAATCGACGTGGGGTGAAGGTGAATCACCGTGCCTAAAACAGTTGTATAGACACTTTTTTGCTGGAGGTTTTCCTATTGCTTCGTAGATCTTAGCAGCAATAGGTTCCATCTCATCCATATTGAACGTGTTACCAAGCGTATAGTTTGCTCCAGTATCGGGACTATCTGCTAGACGCTGCCACCCACTATACATATCCAGATAATAATATGCCTCTTGACAGAGGCGACGTGAGATAGCGTTGTCAATAACTTCAATCATAATTTCGTACTAGCAGTTCTTTCCGCTTAGATTGTTCAAGGTTGTACGACCCAGTGGATCGCATTGTATAAGTTAGGTTCCACTCAGTGAGGTTGTAGTGTTGAAACAACTCACGAGTATTATCGTTTGAGTTATAAGTAATCATCCAATCGTGTTTGGATGCTCTACACACCTCAGCAAAATACTTATGATCAAAACCCTTGTGCATTGTTCCACCCCTACCACCATAGAGGAAGTCTTTGATGTCGTAAGGGGGATCCAGAAACACAAAGGTCTCGTCGGTACCATCTTCCATAAGCAGATCACTATAATCGTTGTTAGTGATATGCCAATGCTGAATCAACTCCTGAAAGTCAGGAAGTCTTTTCATACCCCGTGCACTGAAGTTGGAGTTAGATGCTTGTGCAGAGAATGAAGAGTTCTCAGTGAGTCCAGAGAAGGAGCATTTATTTAGAACATAGAAGTAAACTCCCTGCATAAACTCATTAGCATCAGCGATCTCTTGCTTACACATAGCAAACAACTCTCGTGCTGACTCAGGGTCAGGATGCTTATCTTTCAGTGCAAGGAGAGTTTCTGACATACGGTCACCCTCTTCCTGCAGTTGCACCCAGAAGTTGTACAGGTAATAGTATTTGTCATTTACCCACACATCTGCTTCTGGGTTTGCCTTAGTAAAGGCAATAGCAACAGAACCACCACCAAGAAACGGTTCACGGTAGTCGGTAACATTGTCAGGGAATTGGAGTAGCAGGTATTGTGCTGCTCGGGATTTACCCCCTGGGTACCTGAGGGGTGTCTTCAGAGATTTCATAATCAGGTTGATGGTACTTCAAGTATTCCCAGAAGGTTAGTTTCATTTCCTTCTCGGTCATCCCACAGTGCTTGGCAGCAGTGGGCAGATTCATTGTAGCACGAAAAAGTGCTTGGTTTGCCTCTTCCACATTTTGTGGTGTTGTCTTGACCTTTGGTTCGATCAGTTTGGACAGGTCAGTTTTGAATAGACCCATTAATAGGATGCCTCCATACCTCTGACAGTTATGTTACCAGACACTGAGATCCTTTGTCCATCGCATTTGAAAGGATACACATAATGATTCAACCAAGATGGGAAGATAAACACATCGCCCTTATCAGGTTTGATGGGTCCGAAGGTGCTTCTAGCACCAGGTAACTTCTCACCATAATTGAAGAAAATAGAACCTGCTGCTTGACTTTCTTCCCACATACCCTCAGGGATGTCAACGAAAGCCACAAAACTGTATTCACCATCGTGACTGTGCACTGGTTGCCAGTCACCAGCAACAGAGAAATTTACCCAGAGAGGTTCAACATCAATTTCACCTTTGATAAAAAGGTACTCTCGAATCATATCGTGGAGTTCCTTAAGGACAGAATCAGATGGGTAAATATACAACTGATCCGTAACTTCACCAACAAGGATCGATGATGCATCAGCATCTGCTTTGAAAGCATCCTCTAAAAGTTGCTTACGAATCCTTTCACTAAGTTTCCCCCTATACATCAGGGGACCGAATGGAGTTAGTATCATACATTCACCTTTAGATTGACCATATTTTGACCGTACGGTCCAAAGTTTACACCACCATCAGGAAGACAATTCCAAGCAATAGCAGCACGGGGTTCTGGTCCGTGATGTGGTACCGACCAATGTATCATCCAACTTGGCCAGATGAGTAGTTGACCAGGCGTCGGTTCAATGCCAACAGCATTCTCATACGTTCCACTAATGATCTCCAACTGGTTCATCGTACGTGGCGTCAGAGGGTCTTGGAAGACCGTAGGAGACCCTTCTGTGAGGTAATAGATACCAGACAGGTAGGAGAACGGATGTCTGTGTGCCTGATGGCACCCACCGCTATCAGGACCACTTACGTTACCCCAAGAAAGGCATACCTTAAAATCACCTTGGAACTGCAGTTGTTCCTCTTCCTTGATCTCGGCAAGGCAACTCTCAATCCAACGATGAAGTTCTGAGAACTCTTCCCTCTCGTGAAGATCCCCCTTAGTGGTCTCCACCATATTTGGAATGTTAAACAACCCACGCTCCAACTCCATAAGAGCTGAAAGCGTGGGCTCTACCAGATCCTTATTCTCAAAGGTGTAAAATTTAACTGGGAAGAATGTGTGAGTTTCCATAATAATTAATATTCAAAATGGTACGGTGTTTATTTTTTCTTGGTGCTGTACCCGAATGATAATGGAGACCATCAAAGATAACATACTTACCCTTTACTGGATCGATGTATTGCTTAGGTGTGACTGATTCTGGTGGAGTTCCATCATAGGTCTCTTTGTATATATGCGTTGGACCATCACTATCATTCACATAGTAGATCATCACATAATGAGGTAGTGGTGAATCTACGTGTGGTTGAGTTGGAGGAACAAAGTCCTTCATAACTTTAGCAGCACGTACCCTCAGCAGTTGACCAAAGTCTATATCAGGTTCGTTGCGGATGACCCACTGCCACAGATCATTGAACACAATGTCATATGCATTCGATTGTATCTGGTTGTCTGTAGAAATTATATGCGCGAAATACGGATGCTCTTCATACCCAGGTAGTTGAAGAACTTCCGCATTGCCGTTGTATTTAGATGTAAATTCCTGATAGAACCAGGGAAAGGTGTTGTCCCTGCAGAGGACTTCATAAATCCAATCACTGATTTTATCTGGAACGTATCCGACCTTGATCATTTGAATTGACAATGCATCATAAGTTCGGTTAGAAATGCCACCAGGTTGATCTCCTGATCGGCAACGAAAGCAGACTTGTACTGGTACTCACCGATGATGAGTACTGCTTGAGGAATGCTTTGAGGTTGGAGATGGGTGTAAAGACTATCATAAATGCTCCTGATAATAGATGCTGGTTCATTGTCAAGATTCTGGACGACCCACTTACGCATCTTAGTGAACTCTTTATCCTTCAAGAAAGATATGAGATCATCGACTTTAGTAGATGCGTTAGCAAGAACTCCAGTATCGATCTGTCCCTGAGCACTGTACCGTTGCAACTCATTGAGGGTACGACGGAAATCAGGGAAATACTTCTGTACTAGCGCCGCCAGAACACGAGGTTCCGAAGTGATCCTTTCCTTGTCCAAGATGTCTTGGACTCGTTTGAAGAAGGTTGCGGCAAGTTGCTGCTTGTTTCCTCCAGTGAATTCAACCACTGAGCAACGGGAATGAAGTGGTTGGATGATTTTGTTTTTGTAGTTGCAAGTGAAGATGAATCTGCAGTTGCTACTAAACTCCTCAATAGACGCCCGTAGGAGGAGTTGTACATCGTGCGTGGTGTTATCTGCCTCATCAATGATGATGACTTTGTGCTTAGAAGACGATGTAAGTGAGACGGTCGAAGCGAAGTTCTTCGCATTGTTTCTGACAGTATCGAGGAATCTACCCTCGTCAGATCCATTGATGACATAGTAATCTGCTCCAAGTTGTTCGCAAAGTGCCTTTGCCACTGTGGTCTTACCGATGCCAGGAGGACCAGATAGCAGCAGGTTGGGGATTTCCCCCTTCTCTACAAATTTTTGAAATACACTTTTAGTCTCATCGGGGAGAATACACTCATCGATGGTCTTGGGTCGGTACTTCTCAACCCAGAGAAAATCACTCATATTTATTCCAAAGGTCGAATAAATTCACGACTAACAATATTAGATGCCTCAAGCATCTTCTTCATATATTCTACACCCTTTTCAGGTGTTGTGTGGTCTCCACAAGTAAAGGCGTCACAAACTGCCATACCTTTCTCTGGCCAAGTATGAATGCTGATATGAGACTCAGCAAGCATAGCGATACCAGTGAAACCTTGTGGTTCAAACTTATGCACTGATAAGTTGAGGAGGGTTGAGTTGCACTCTTTTGCTGCATTGTACAGCATCAGGCGCATATATTCTGTATCCTCCATCAACTCAACATTGCAACCCTTCAATGTAAAGAGGACGTGTCTCATTGTGGCTCCAATGCAATCCAATAATCAAGTGGTTTGGTTTCCATAGAGTTCAGATCGATAGCGGTAAACTTAGCAACCCTGGTACCATAGATACGAACCTGATAGTCTTCAGGTTGGAGACGCAGGTTCTCAACTTTGAAGCAAACGCAGACTTCTTTGTCAGGATCAATCTGACACACAGGAACCTCAAAGGTGTTGCTTGTATCGTTCTTCTTATCGCAAACGCGAAGAATTAGTTGATCGTCACGGGAATAGAGGCACAGGTCAGGTACCTGGTAAACGCTAGCAGCACGGAGGAGAGCGTCAAGAGTCTTTGCTTCAAGAGTAAAGGAGACATTAACACCGTCAGGAGGATCCAAATCTTTGTTTGGGGGTTGTACCACCAGGTCAGGATCGGAGAAGAAGTAGTTCGTGTAAGACTTAGAATTCTCGTCACGAATAACTACCTTGCCATCAGTGTTAAAGTCGAAGATCGGATTCTCAAACAGTGAGAGACCAGAGAGAAATACACCCAGGTCGTAAATTGCCATCTGAGTAGGAAACTCTTCCGCAACTTCAGTAGAAGCAAAAATGTTCTTGTTGACAGAAATAGTACGGATCTTAGACCCAGGATTGATAACAATCGACTTGTTGATCGTTGCAAAGTTCTTAAGAGTGTTAAAGGTTTTCTTAGTGAGTTTGACTTGGGTCATTGATGGTACGTTTCTCGGTTAGCGTTTTTGTCATTGAAGTGTAGCAGAAGAACTGCGTAGTGGAGAATCTTTACGATGTCGCGACGGGCAGTACCCTTGCGATCGTAACGGGAAGCGTACTTAAGGATGTTGCTTCGGCAGAATGCTTCACCATCACCACACGCTTCAATCAGATCCAATGTCTGAATAGCATCGTCACCACTAGAGTAATGCTGACGATAGGTGTCAGTAATGTACTGACGGAGTTCATCGAGGATTTTATCCTCGGAATACTTATACTGCATAACCATACTGCTCACGAAGAATCTTTTTGTAAGGAAGGTCATTCTCCCGAAGTTCCAAAACAAGTTTGAGTTTGTTGTGAAGTGGTGTGTTGCCACCCAGTTTGAGTGCATCAATGATGCATTTCAATTCAGAGTTGTCAATCGGTAAATCCATAAAAAAGTTGTAGGGGTGGTCAACACCCCATATAGTATCACTGTTGGGGTTCTTTGTCAAAGTCTGCATCAATCTTGTCGTACAGTTCGATGAATGCCTGCTTGGTTTCATCGTCGAAACGGTTGATGCTGTACTTAATAGCATCTTCCTTGTTACCAAAGATGCTAAAGGCACGGACAACGTGCACCAGACGACGGGTGGAGATTACCTCATCGATGCCACCGTCATAGAAGGTCTTGCGGATAACTTGTGCCCAATCCACAAGACGGGTGATAAAGTTGTCATCATCAACACCAAGGGTCTCAGCAACCTTCATCAGGATCTTTGCTTCGACCGTGGAAGTTGGATACTCTTGCTCAAGGGTGATGGCAAATCGCTCAAGGAATGCTTCGTTTAGAACGTTGGTACCAATGAAGCGACCATCTTCAGAACCCTTACCCTTAGTGTTGGCAGTTGCAAACACATTGAAACCAGCGGCAGGTTTAACATACTTACCGATCTTCTTCAGGAAGACACCTTTGCCCTCAAGCACAGACTGTAAGCACAGGATCTTGTTAGATGCAAGGTCAACTTCATCTAGAAGCAGCACAGCTCCCCTCTCCAGAGCTTCCACAACGGGTCCGTTGTGCCAGACAGTTTCGCCATTAACAAGACGAAACCCACCAATAAGATCATCCTCGTCAGTCTCAACAGTGATGTTTACCCGAATGAACTCTTTATTTAGGAGTGCACACGCTTGCTCAACACCAAAGGTCTTACCGTTACCAGACAGACCAGAGATGAAAGTGGGATAGAAAATGCCAGACTTGATAATTTTCTTAATGGCAGCAAAGTTCCCGAACGGGATGAAGTTGGGATCTTTGGTAGGAATCAGGACAGTTTGTTCCTGAGCAGGAACAGCAGCAGGAGCAGCAAAGGTCTTCTCCAGTTCCTTCACACTCAGATTCCACTTGCCACGACCAGACTTGTATTGATTAAGACGGTTTTTCACAGTGGGAAGGGAAACATTGAAGTGGTCAGCAGCAGACAGGAGATTGGTGGTATTGACTTCGGTACCAAAGTTGTCTGACAAATAGGAAATGAGTTGTTCGGTAGTCACAGGAGCGGAAGTGAAAGGCATCGTTGGTTTGTTTGGTATGTACTCAGTATAGGGGTAGAACCACCCCTTTCTGGGGTGGTGTGGACAGTTATGCAACTGTCTGCACAAAGGCATTGAGCATCTTTTTATTGTTCTTCTTGGACTTGAACATTTTCTTGAATGCTCGGGTGATCTCTGCCTTGCTTGCCTCTTCAGAGACACTATCCATTCCAGAAACATCTTCCTGGTTGGAAGTGGGCATCACATAGAGTTGATGGTACCCACGACGGGAACAGACGGCATACTTATCTTTCTTGTAGGTAGCAACAAACTGCTCATATGCTTCATCAAATGTCCAGTTAAACAGTTGACGGAAGAACGAACCAGACTCACGGGGAGCAAGCAAACGGAACCCAAGGAAGTTGACGGTGGGGAATCGATCACGCAGGTTCATCAGCAAGATCTCAGAAAGACTAGCATAGTTATCAGTAATCTTCTCATAAACCTTACCAAGTTTACGATCACGCAGTTGACAGTTCTGGCGGATATGGTTTGCCCAAGGGCGACCATCATAACGCCACTTGTCACTCCAGATTCCAGAACCTGCTGCCTCACCATCAGTAAGGATGCAGACGGTAACCTTCTCTGCCTGACGCTTCATCTGGGGAATCAGAGCGTGGAGACACACCAGCGCCTCATTCAGAGGGGTGCCAGAGAGACCCATACCAGGAGTAGAGGAGAAGAAGAACTCGTGACTAAAACCTTTGTATCCGATAGCACCAGCATTGAAGAACAGATACTTGAGAGAGTCCTCAAGGTCACGAGTCTTCTGCTTAGATGATGCCAGGTGCATCATTGCAAAGTAGTTATCGAGAGCAAACTGATTAGGAACTTCTTTGATAACGAGTTTACCACTATGGAAATCTTCAATACCATTACGCTCAAGACGCTTGTAGAGCATATAGGTCTCGTTAGTAAAAGCATAAACATCAAACGGGATGTTTGACTTCTGGCAGAACCAGCAGAGTTGGATGACCTGATTAACAGTATCAATAAGATTGTTGGACATAGAACCAGACCAATCAACCAGGAAAATCATACCGTGGTTCTTGCCTTCAGGGATCACAGAGACTCGCTTGAAGATATCATCGTTGTACTTATAGGTATGCAGTTTAGAGGTGTCTAGGACGCCCGTCTTGGTACTGCTAGAGCGAGCATAGGTACTTGCTGCCTTGCGACACTCAAACTCTTTCACAAGGTAGTTAACTTCCTGCTGGGAGTTCTTACGAAACTTCTTCCACGCATCCTCAGCAATCTGAATCTGCTCAGAATCGTTCTCTTGCAACCTACCAAAGTGATTACGATGTTCCTTAAGAATATCAGCACAAGGTATAACAACCTGATCAGCAGTGAACTTAGGAAGTTCAAAGTAAACACTTTCAGAATATACCTGCTTAGTCAGTTCTTCCATTGCCTGCTCAAAGGCAGCATCAGTGGTTGCGTCCATTTCATCAGAACTACCACCCTGAAATCCACCAGTCTCTTGCTGCTCAGTTTGTTCGTCAGCGGTGCTTTTGTTTTCAGAGTCACCATCCTGTTCCTCACCATCTTCACCAGCACTGTTACCCATTGGCGAGGTAGCACTGCCTTCCTGTTCAACAGGGGGAGGAGTCGTTTCAGAAACCTTTTCCTGTTTGCGCTGGAGTTTCATATACTTCCAGATAGCATTGGCAACAGCAACAGCATCTTCAAAGGTTTCTGCTGCAGCAGTGTCATCAACAAACTTCTGTTCCTCTTCGGTGAACTTGACATCAATAAAGTTCCCGACCTTAAAAAAGATGTTGATACGATCCACGAGATTCATATTCTCAGTGGTACCACCAAGAGAAAAGAAGTCTTCGTCCTGCAGTTGCTGATATCCCCTGTAGAAGGTCTTGGGGAGACCAGGATACTTACGTTTCATCAGTTTCTCAACGCGAGCATCTTCAGTAACGTTGACGAAAGACTGTGGGCACACCATAGTCTCCCACTCATCAGCAGGAGTGAACAGAGCGTGACCAACCTCGTGAGCGACCAAGAGATCATACACATTCTCACTTGCCTTCTCCCAGTTGGGAAGAGTCAGGACACGCTTACCAACATCAAAAGATGCAGTGGAGACACTACGGTGCTCGATCACCAGATCTTCAGTAGCGAGTAGTTTAGCGAGTGTACCCTTGACTCCAGTGTTGACCGTCATAATACCGTTGCGTTGCGTTGATGTACATACTATAAGACCCCCGACGCTGGTCGGAGGTCTTAGTGTGCCGCTTTTTGAAGTGGCGCAGTGCTTCACGCCGTGCCCTCATTGCTTGAGGTTTCAGGTGTCGCTTTTTTTCTTTCTTGCTGTGGTGTTGCCAGTTGGGGACTGTCATCGTACTTGTCCTTTAGTTTGTTGATCAGATCATCATACCAAAGAGTGTTGTCGTCAGGCATCAAGCATAGAGGGGAAACGCTCTCTTCTATCTATCTCATTAAGGGACAGCATAAAGGAAATTGTCCATCTTTCTTCATCTGAGTAGTTATACAGGACTTCGTGATCAAGATAACCTGGCCAGATCAAAAGATCCGTTTCAGTTGGGATGTGCATATGAATACCAGCGTGGTACGGTTTATGCAGCATCATTGCTTCTACAACTGGAGATGGATTGTAAAATTGAATTGCGCCCGAATCTGGATTCGGTACTTTCAAGTAATACGTTCCTGCCATATCACAGCAAGCGTGGTTGTGTCTAGTCTGATACGATCCAGGTGGATTGATGTTAACCCAACAGTATGCAACTTCCAACTTGTCATCATACTCTGCAATCGCCTCATTTAGAAACTGACCAAACTCAGGGTACTCTCTATGCAATTTGTTCTGAGAACGAACTGTAGAGAACCCTGTACCGTTAAAGCGATTGTCTGGTACACAGAACTCTTCACGACGACTCATAAGTCTAAACTTAAGTGCTTCGTGAACTTCTGGATCTAACTCTTTGGATCCTCTATATGATGGTACATCAAACATCTTCAATAATTTTAGAGAAGTTATTTACCTTATCGAATCGTAAGGTGCGTTGAAACTTATCAACCAGGATTTCTCCCTTGTGGGAGATAACAAAGAGATGAGTTTCTGCTCCAAGTCCCTTCAGAATTTTTAGAAGTTCTTCGGTAGCAGTATTATCTAGACTAGAATCAAAAACTTCATCCAGAATCAAAAGATTCGTAGTGACAGAGTTTTTGAGTTTCGCGACGTGTCTCCAAGTAAACAAAAGGGAGAGATCAATTTTTTGCTTCTCTCCTTCAGAAAAGGAAGCATATGAGAACTTATCGCGATGCCTAGATTTTATCACTTCATTAAACTCTTCGTCAAGAGTGAAGTTAATATATGTGTCCATACTTCCAAGATGTCTGTTGATCGATTGATTGATAACAGGAATGTACTTAGAAATAATCTTGGACTTAATTCCACCGTCCTTGAGAAGACTTTGAACAATTTTGTAATCAGAAGATAGTTTACTAACTTCAGAACAATCTTGTTCTTTCTTTGAATACTCGGCAAGTAAATTATCGAGTATGGTCTTCTCTTTATCGATGTCTGGTTTCTTAGAGAGTCTTTGGACCTCGCTAAGAATCTTAGCGTTGGTACCCATCAACTTATTCTCTTCGATCTTGAGGGCATCTACGTTGGACTTCAGTTCCCAGAATTTCTTCTGGTCTGCCTGAACAGATTTCATCTGATCACGAACTTTCTTTAACTGATCCTCAAGTTGTGTTACCCCATCACCATAATCGGTGAACTTCTTACCCAAGATACCTATCTTGGCATTACGAAACTCTTCGTCGATAGGTCGTTGACACGTTGGGCAACTGGTGTTGTCGGTGAAGAAAGCAACATCTTTCTGAACCTTGTCGCGTTTCGCTGAAAGTTTTACCAAGATGTCGCGTACCTTTTTATACTGACCATCCAGTTGCGTTACTTTCTGATCAGATTCACCGACTGCTTTCATCTCTTCGGTGAGAGTTACACACTCAGACTGAAGAGATAACACCTTATCTTCGTTCTCTTTGAACTGAATGGTAAGGTGTTCGATCCGTTCGTCATTAACACTCGTGAGAGCATCGAGGGTCTTGCGTTGCGATGCAACACGTTCTTCTGCAATCTGCATCTCATAGTTACAGTTGCGAAGGGACTCATTGTTATCTTTCACACGCTCTTTGAGGAGCGTATTCATATGTGAAAAGACTTGAATGTCCAGTAGATCTTCGATAACTTCTCGTCGATGAGCAGCAGGCAACTGCATAAAAGGGACAAAAGTGCTACTGCCAAGAATAACAACCTGAGTGAAAGACTTGAAGTTGAGTTTGAGAATGCTCTGCTCCAAGTATTTCTGGTAGTCTCTATTTGCTGCATCTTGATCAACGAGTGTACCTTGACGATAGATCTCAAAGATACCAGGCTTGATGCCTCGTACCACTTTGTAATTCACAGACCCAATACGAAATTCAATCTCAACAACACATTCCTTTTCGTTGATCGAGTTTACCAGTTGCGGTTTATTGATCTTACGAAACGGTTTGTTGAACAGAGCAAAGCACAACGCATCAAGCATTGTACTTTTACCAGCACCATTAGATCCGATAATCAAAGTGCTTGGTGATTCTGTGAAGTTGATTTCGGTAAACGAGTTACCTGTGCTCAGGAAGTTCTTCCAGCGAATCTTCTCAAACTGAATCATACGGGGGGTATCACAAAGTCATTGGGAGAGATAATGGTGTAAGCATATCCGTGAGAGAGGCAATTCTCTTTCACGAGATCTTCTTCCACCTCAGTAATCTCTAATTCTCTAGAGAAATTATCACTCTCCTCTAGCATCATATGATAGCGCACTGCGTCATCTCTGTCAACAAAAATCTGCACAACCTTCTCATCGATGGTCTCGCTATTGACGGCATAGACCCCGCCAGTTTTTGCATCGAGAAGTATGTACATCAGATCTTCATCCATCAAATGTTGAGTGCTTCTAAGTATAGAGACTTAAGGATCGTGACAATGTTCTTCTTATCGATGCTGTCTTCCAAATCATTTACATAGTTTTCGAGGATGGTAACAGTGTCTTCCATTTTAATGGAGTCATCTATGTCTTCCAATTCCAAGTTAACGTCTTCAATGATTTTGAGATCGGCAACACCGTTCTCCTGAAGACTCTTTACATATCGATCAAACCAGATTTGATTCTCTCGATTCTGTACGATAAGTTTCACATAAGATCCTTTAAGGTGACTACAGTCAGGAATTTCTGTGTAGTCATTAGCGACATCATCATAGAAGATCTTCGAGAAGATGTCAAAAGGATTACGAACGAACGTAAGTTTAAGTGTATCAGTATTTAGTACGTGAAACCCACGTTTCTGACCGTAATCATTCCAGTAAAGTTGGTACGGATTACCAAGATATTGGATGTTTTCTTTGCGGGACTTCATATGGAAGTGCCCAGAACACACTAAGTCAAACTTACTAAAGGAACTGGGATCGTCCCCGTGTTCCATACGTACTCCAGGTAGAGACTCAAAACCGTTAAGTTCAAGATGCCCCAAGCACACAGATGCATCACTCTCCTCAATTTGTCTTCGGGTTCCTCCTCTATTCTCATCGCATATCCAAGGCAGAAGAAGAAACTTGCGGTTATCGAACTGTAACTCAGTAGGTACACTGATAATCGTAATGTTGTCATACCCCTTAAGAAGTGCTTCTGGTGCGTTGATCTTTAGAGTGTTCTTATAGTAGATATCGTGGTTACCCAGCAACATCCACATATGAACACCCTCATCACGAAGGGGATCAAACCACATTTCCTTGGCAGAGTCAAGGGAAAAGAAGTTAATACTCTTTCGTTTGTCGAAGGTATCACCCAAACAAATAACGTGCTTGATGTTGTTCTTCCTGATATAGGGTAACACTACCCCAGTATAGAACTGCTGATACTTATCAATGAAGACTTGGTTGTCATTACGAACACCGAAATGTTGATCGGTAATCAAAAGAATCTTCAAAGTTTTCCTCCAACAAAACCATCATTAACGACACGAGAGTATTCATCAAGGTTACCCTCTTGAATTGCTTTCAAGTGCCAACGTGTGACTGAAAGAACTGTATCATACTCAAGACCAGTGATGAAGTGCTGTCCCAGAGGTTCTTTTAGAATACTGGTATGTAGACCAAAACGAGTCTTCATAATATAGAAGCAATCGTCAATCCATTCAACATCTTCTGGGATGTTGGTTTCCACGGTACCACCGAATGAGGTACTCAGTTTAGACTGCTTCTGTTTCGTTTCCTGCATCTGGTTTGTTAAATCCGAAAGGTCCTTCTTTTGATTCTAGCGCAAGTTTCAGTGCAACACCACCGACTGCTTCCATAACTTTAAGAATGTCTTCTGGTTTTGCACCTTCACCTAGTTCTTTAGCAACGTACCAATACTTTGGCCAGAATGTTTCTCCTGCCTTTTTGTAGTCTTCAAGTGTAAGTAGTTTCATAATTAATAACGATTGTTCATTTCGATACGAGACTTAATTCCATTGTACATTGCATTATCGGAACTGTCATCGGTATGGAAGACTTGATCGAATCCAGACTTCTCTACGATCTTTTCTCTTATTGCCTGCTGTCTCTTCTCTTTAGCAATACGTCTCAGGAATGCGTAGTACACGATCTGAGTAAAGTATGCGAAAGGATTCTTAGACTTTTCTGGATTGAAGTTATCAATATATTGAACACAGTTCTCATATCCATCTGCGATCATATCGTCCTTGTACATATAGTTGATGAAGTTAGGACGATAAGAAAGGTGAGTGGCAATCTTTAGGAAGCATTCACCAAGGTATTCATCGATACGAGGTTTCTCTTTTCCAGCATCAGCAGCACGTTGTACCTTTGCCTTGTACTGAATCAGAACTTCCAAGAACTTGGCATTGTCTACGTAGTGTTGATTTTTAGAACGTTTTGTCATTAAAACACCCATAGTATTTGTGCCGAATTCATAACAAACACTTTACAGAATTAGCATCACTTTGTCAAGGCTTGACACTCTGCTAATAACTAATTATAATCAACACTGTAAGGGTTGCCAAATACTCTTAGAGCTTATTTAGAGATTACTTATTAAAGAGATCTTCTAAAGATTTACGAGCTTGATCTACTTTACCAATGAGTCCCATTGATTCACTGATCTCAACTTCTCGTTCAGACTCATCAACATCTTCTAGATTGTACTCCCGACGAACAAACATTTTGTACATCATCTTTGCTTCAGTGGATTGAGGAGCAATGGAGATGATCTGAGTCTCAGGGATAATGTAGAAGTCTTCTTCAGAAAAGACCATCCACTTTTTCAATCCAATGATCATTGCTCGCTTGTTCTCTTGAACAGTTTCTGTTGTGTGTGCCTTTGCGGGGTTAGACATAAACACAATGTCACTACCGTCTGTGTCTTGAACAACAAGCATCTTGGCAAGGACTTCTGCACCGTCTGTTAGTTTGGCGGTACCATAGAATTCTTCGTCGTGTCGGATGTAACCTAAGGACATACTAATCTTTACCTTTTAGATTGATCTCGGTGATGGAGTAGTCAAATTTCTCTTCCTTGTACGTTTTGACCCTAAAGATCATATGGTTCAAGGTTGCATTACGATGATGGTCATTACTAATGTCATCAGCAAAATCATAAAGATAGGCACACGCTTTGGAATCGTGTTTCCTTAGTGCTCTACCAATAGATTGTAAGTTTCGTATTCTTGATTTAGATGGTGAAGCGAATATGACATTGTGCAAGTTCTTAATATTGATTCCAGTGGAGAAAGTTCCATAGGATGCCAACACGATGGCATTATCAGTAGACTCACAAATTTGTCTTACTTGCTCCCGTTCATCAGTGTCAGTGCCACCGTGAACAAAGAACAGTTGTTTGTTGTTCCCCTTACTATTTAGCAACTCCCACAAAGGGTTACCGTGTTTCTCAATGTAGTTGAACAAAATGAGAGTGTTACCATTCAAATCTCTAGCAAGAGATGTAATAATCTTGTTCCGTTGTTTATGTGAGATGATGTACTCAATCTCGTCCTGATAACTCTCAAAGAATTGGTAGTCGTGCTTACACACCAAGATATTGATCTTCAGTTCAGAAAGATGTCCTTCCTTCTGAAGTTGTTCTGTGCGAATAACTCTTTCAACTGGACCAAACAATCCTTCCAGAACAAGTTGATGAGTCTCTGTACCATCAAGGGTACCTGTCAGACCCACACGATATTTACAACCGTGCATCTTTGTCAGAAGATTTGTCAGCGACTTTGCTTTGAAGAGGTGCGCTTCATCTCCGATAACAACATCAAACCTATTAAAGAAATTGCGAGGCTCCTTGTAGATAGACTGCCACGTAGATATGATAACAGGACTTCCTGTATAGCGGTCCTTTCCTCCATACACTTTGGAGCAATATTCCCTTGCATTCCATCCATACTGTTCAAAGTCCTTGTACATTTGTTCAACCAAACTTGTGTTTGGTACAACCAACAGAATTTCTCTCTTATGTTGCAAATGCCATCTGATCAAACAATAAATTATGAAGGATTTCCCAGACCCAGTTGGTGATAGTAGAAGCCTTCTGTGATACTTAATAGCAGTATAAAGTCCTCGTAACTGGTAACCTCTTGCCTTGAAAGGCAGACCGAGAGATCTAACAAAACTTGTAACTGACTCAGGGGTGACAAATTCTTCCTCGTCTGCAGGGATACCATAATACTTAGACTCTTTTATCTCATACTCGTAGCTTTTCTTATCTAACCATTCGACCAGATAATCGTAGAGACCCACATACAACTCACCGTTACCAGGAGAATACAAGCGAATCTTTCCGTCCCAATACTTGTATCGTCTTTGTCGTTGTAAAAACTTTGCGTTGGGAACTTCAAAGGTAAAGTAGTCAGATAACTCTTGGTGGACTGACGGTTCAGCATCAAGGTGCAAGAAGACTTCGTTCTTCTTAGTAATGACAATCATTTAGAATCCTGCTTCAAATCTCCTGTGTTCGAGCGCGTTTTTGATGTGGTAAGTTCGACTGTTGATTTGTTTGAGCACGCCCTCAATATAATTTATGAGAGTTTCGAAATATGCAATTTTTAGTTGCTGTTTCTGAATGTCCTCATCCGCTTCCATAAATGTATCGATGTCACCCTTCAAGATCTTTAGATCGAAAGGTTGTTCAGCGTACACTTTGGCATCTGCTTTTCCTGTGTAATACAACCACTTGTCCCTCATAAGGGTACGCAGTTTGATGCGACTCTCGGAGAGTATGAGATTGTATTTCGAATAATAATCTTGGTATTTGGCGTGGAGAGATGGAATCTTGAGGGACTCTTGATCTAATTTGTCCTCATCAAATACACAGTCAGCAGCCCAAGACTGCTTGACCATTTCAAGTGGATCCATAATTAACTTAGTTTGTCAATGCGGTTACCGTTCAAGTCTTGGACTTGGAACGAAAGGTAATCAAATTCTACTGTGGCAGTGAAGTAATCGGTGTCCGTCAAAGACGCATCAAACTCAAGCGTTGTGAGTGATGTGGGGTTCAGGTCTTTGAACGAAATGTTGAACTTGGGTTGGTAACTAGAGTTCAATACTGTCAGTGTACCATCTGCATATGGGAACGCACCGATACCAGGTTCTGTGTCGAGTTTTTCAAACGTTTCTCTCTCGGAGAAGTTATCGGGTACACCAAGACCACGCATCCAGTTGTGCAGGATCATATAGTTTTCAAGATCCTCATCAACCATAAAACGGAGAGTAAAGTTTTGATACTCCAAGGTACCATCTCTATAGATGGAACGATACGGAGTCTCCTGCTCTACCAGTTTCAGTTGAATACCTGGGATGTTTGCAGACTGTGCAAAGTAAGATACCTTGGGATACTTGCCAAGAGAAAAACGGAAACCGCCTGGGCTGAGGAAATTCCTATTAGTTAACTGTGAAGGGAAGGTCATATTTTAGCGGATGTTCCGTCACAGTTATTTAGTCACGATACTCCTGAAGAATGTCGAGAACTCTGTTTAGTGCTTCGTGAGCACCATCGTGCCAATCACCATTTTTGTGAGACCAAGAACCATCGTAGAGTTGGTTCTTCAGTTTCAGAACACGTACTTCAATGTCTTTTTTAGTCATTGAATTCCTCGGCATAGTTTATTTCTATCTATAAAAAAAGGGACCCCCTTGGGGTCCCCGTGTGTTGAATATATGACCAATGGATCACATAAGGTTGTCAACGAGTACGCGACGATAGTAGCGGTTAGCGTTGGCGGTAAGAGCACCGCTGCCTTGGGCGGTACCCTCAGCGAAGGGGTTAGCAACCAGACCGTAGCGGGTCTTGAAGCCGATCTTCGGCTGGAAGGTGTCCTGACCAACGGCACGAACCATTTGCAGGGGAACGTAGGGGCAATAGAACAGACCTGCGTCATATGCACTGCCACCCTTGTAACCAGCCACATAGAAGTGACGGTCAGAAACATTAGCAGAATAAGGATCGACGTAGACCTTAATGCGACCGTTCAGAGTACCTGCGAGGGTGCTGCTGTTGTCGTCGGGGAGCAGACCGCTGTTGCCAGCCAGTGCGGGGGTGTAATCCAGAACGCCTGCCATCGACAGTGCCGAAGCAACGTCAGCAGAACAGATCAGGATGTTACCCTTGCCACGACGAGTCTCGTGACCGATTGCGTTCATATCGCGCTCGATCTGGAACAGAAGACCCTTGAACTTCTCAACAGACCAGCGACCGTTGGAGTCAACGTCGAGGTCGAAGATACCAGCAGTTGCGGTGTTGTTCTGAGCGCCAGGACGTGCAATCTTGTAGACTGTACGAACAACCTCACGGTTGATTTCAGCCAGAACTTCGGTGCTGAGGATGTTCGCCAGCTCGGACTCAGCGTCCAGACCGTGAACTGCCTTCAGGTCCTGAGCGAGCTCAAGGCTGTACTCAGCTTTCAGCGCACGAGACTTAGCGGTCACGGTGACCTTCTCGATGCTGAAGTTCATTTCAGCGAAAGCGTTACCTGCAGCATCGCCCAGTGCCTCAGCCTCAGCGGTAGGCATACCTTCAGAGGTGTTGTAGGTACCACCGTCATTCAGCAGACCAGGGTTGGTGCCGCTCTGAGCGGTGCGACCCAGGTTGCTTGCTGCGTTCTCTGCGGAGAACTCGGTATCTGCTTCGTTGAAGAATGCCTCGGTGCCAGCGGTACGGTCGGTACCATAGCGGGAGCGCATTGCGAAGATCAGACCAGTAGGACCAGTCATCGGTTGAACACCAGCGATGTCATAAGCAATCAGCTTAGGCATCGAACGGCGGATCAGGCTGATCAGAACAGGGTCGAAACCTGCGACAGGACCAGTAGCGGTGCTGCTGCCACTGAAACCAGCGGTACCAGCAGACATTGTGGGG